TAAGGATTTACCATGTTTGTCATAACCAGGCTTTCCTGCTTTTTCTTTTTTAGATATTGCGATTGCAGCTTGTTGAGCTCTTGATTTACCACCTTCTTCTAGTTCAACTTCTTCGTTTTTCTTTCTGTCTGCTTCTCTTTTCTTTTGTATCGCAACGTCTTGTGTTTCTTTTTCTTTTGCACGGTCAAGTCTTTCGTTTTCTCTCTCATGTCGGTCTTTCATGTTTTCGAGTTCTCTCTCGTGTTTTAATTTAAGACGTTCCATTTCATCAGTCTGTTGTGCTTTCTTTTGTGCCTTTTGGACTGCAACATTATCTTCTTCTAGACTTTCACCTCTAACTTGTTTTGCAAGGTCAGCGTCTGCTTTACCCCATGTTCCTTTTGACTTAGTTATAAAACTGTTAACTCTTGCCATTGCCCACTGAGGTGCAGTTGCGCCTGGTCTATGTCCACCTTTATAAGCTGCAAGTCCTCTATTATAAACTTTTTTAAGAATACTCAAAGGCATTCCTGACTTTTCTGCTTTCTTCTTTAGACCTTCAACGTTTTCTCCAAACATTTTTTCTGCCTTTTTAGTGTGAACTGACTTTTTAGTTTTTGCAGTTGCATCACCTGGCGCAGGCCCTTCTTTTCCTTTCTTGAAGTGTGCTGCCCTTTTGTCTTTTGTAGACTTAGACATATCTCCTGCATAATACTTTGCAGGTTGTGTACCCTTTTTATCTTTTATCTCAGGGTCTTGTTTTACTTCTGCAAAAATAGACTTAAAAGTCTCAATATCGTCCTTTCGACTTTGTCTTTGTGCATTAAGTATTTGGTCTAAAATATCCATACAATCTATTTATCTCTTTTTGCGAGTTAACTCTCCATGCTTCTTACGAGTTAACTCCATTTCTTTCCATGCGAGTGCAGTCTTATTAGTAGGGAATTTTTGAACCCAACTCATAAGATGTCCAAATAACCCTGAAGCTTTCTTTTGAAGTGACTGAACAGTATCGTCATTTACTATTTCTATAAAGTCTTTTCCAAACATTCTCTTGAATATAGCTGCATTTTTTGCTACTGCTTCGTGTTCTTTTATTAATATTTCGGGTGGAAGTGTTCTTGGTCTCATTGAATTAAGTCTTTGTGCGAGTTCTAAACTGGTTTTAACAAACACCATTTTATACTCATATCCTAATTTATCTAACTGTTTTTTGTATGCTTGTATTTTACCTGCTTTTGCACTTGTAGTGTCAAAGATTAATCCTAATCTTTCAGGCATATGCATATCCATTTGTTTTTTTGCAGTTGCTTTTGCTTTTGAACGAAGTGCATCTCTTTTAGGATTTACTGTACCACTTCCAGTTGCAGTCATTTTCATAGACATATTTGCATCTTTCATAAGTCTTTCAAAGTGTGTATCACTATTAATTGTTTTGAGTCCTAGTGACTTTAGTGCAAGTGCATCAACCACTGTTGATTTACCTGAACCTGGCCCACCCATTAAAAATACTGCTTTAAATATGCCTGGGTCGTATACACCTTCATATAAATCTTGTGCCATGTAAATAGGCATAGTTTCTTCTTTGATACCCATACCTTGTCTGACTTCTTTATATAATAATTCTTGGTCTTTTAAATTTTTAGATGCAACACCATTTTTAAATGAATCGAAATCCCCTTCTTCTGCAGCTGCTCTCATTTTACTTGCAGACATTCCTGAAACTAAATCGTCTGAATCGGGGTCTCTTTCTCCTGCAGAAATTATTTGAATTGAGTCAAAATTGTAATATCCATGTCTTCCTTTTGACCCGTTATACTTTTTGATAAGTGTATCGAACTCTCTAACTCTATCTGAACCAACGACCATTCTTAGTTCTCTATATCCTTGTGAGTATAATTCTGTTACGATTTGGAAGATTTGTCTTGCGTTTGTTTTGATAATGTTTACTTTTCTTCCAAAGAATTTTTTCATCCATTTCTGTTTTGTATTATAGTCTAATGGATTCTTTTTAGGGTCTTGGGAATGAGACATAAAAACCAAAGGTGTAAATCCACCACTACTAGATTTTACTAGTGCATCGATAAGTTTACCGTGTCCTACAGTAGGTGGATTAAATCGACCAAAAGTTATTACTGCCTTTTGACCTTTGTTTTCTTTGAATTGTCTAAACGTCTTCATTGTCCTGATTCATTATCCTAAATTTTAGTAAAGACTTACCGTTTATTGTAATGTCTCCCTTTTCATTTTTACCTATTTCTTTGACAACCATTTTCTTGTTTTTGAATCTTCCACCAAGAACTACGTCACCAACACTTATAGGCACTTGTATGTTTTCGTCCAATAACTCTCCGAATGTTGCCATTCTAAAGTCGTCTTGAACTTTTGCATTCTTTCTCCACTGCCAACATGACCAGTAATTTGCTTTCCATTTTGGGCCTGGGTCTGTATCGCAACCCATTCTTGCACGGAATGATTTTAACCTTTCAGGGTCATCTCTTTTTATTTCCATAGAAGAACTTCCAAATGTTACTTTTACAACATTACCTTTATCGTTCTTCACATAGACACCAAATTTCTTTGCAGAACCAGTAGGTAATCTAAAAGGTGAGTTAAGTGTAACTTTCCTTCCTTTGTACTCTGCTTCTTCTAATTCTAATTCATATAAATCTTCTGACATTTTACTTATCCCATGCCTTAGCGGCGTTAAAATTATTCTGACTAAATTCCATTCTATCTACAAGTTTAACTGCAGAACCTGTACTATCGATTGCAACATAACCTTCAGGATTTACTACTTTAAATCCTGTATCAGTTCTTACAAAAGTTCCGATACTCTTTACTCTATTTAGAGCGTCTATAATTAACTTTTTAGAGTCAATTAAGAATCCTTGGAACTTTGCAAGGTTATCAACCATTTTAGAAATTGACCTTAAATCACGCATGATATTATCACCAATTTCTCTTTTAATCTTTTTGGTTTTCTCCATCTTAACTTTTGCAACAATCTTATCTTTCCAATAAGTTTCTACATGAGTTAGATAGTCTCTTCCGTTCGGATTCCACTTACCACTTCTAATAAGTGTGTTAGTGTATGTTTTATATGATGCACCTGCAGCTCCTTTTGAGTTTAGAACCTTTTGTACATCATTAAATTTCTTCAGGTCTTTTGCAGTTATTCCATGAAATGCTTTACCTGTATTTGTAAGTGCTTGTGTAAGTGCAAGTGTTTCTCTTGCAGTCATGTTTCCATAACCAGTGGTGTCCTTATAAGTTGCATCATCTTGCCAAACTTTGGACGACTTAGGTGGAAGTTTTGCACCAAAAGATGCAGATAGTTTTTCGATTGAAGAACCTGAATAAGTTGTGTGCCAAACTACACCTAGTGTTGCTTTACCTATTTCTTTTCCTAGTTGTGAATCTTTTAAAACTGCATACAAAATTGTGTTTGGTTGAAATGTAATGTACTCTTTACCGTCCATTTTTGTACTACTCTTATCACCTGAAGTAAACATTAAGTCTCCCTGCAGGATTTCTTTCATTCCAAGACCTGAAAAGGCATTAAATGCTTCTGTAAATTTGGATTTGAGTACACCGTTTAGGTCGGGTGAATCATTGATTTCCTTTACACTAGAATAGTAAAGAGCACCCGTTTTATTGAATAGTGATTTTTTTGCAACGAAAAACTTTCCTGTTTCAGGGTGAGGGCCACACCAAATTGCAGGAGCACCGTCCCACTTAACAGTCATATTAACTCTTCCCGATGCGTTACCTTTCATCATATCCCTAAGTTCTCTTAGGAAGTTGATACTCGCACGACCACCCGAAATTCCGTTGTTAATAATTTCGTCTTCTAAATGTTCTAAATGTAAGTTCTTTCCAGCCATAGTTAGTCTGTTGCAATATATTATTGTAAGTTTACATTACTATTTATACAAATGCAAGCGTTATTCCATAATATGAAACACTTTTGCACAAAAAAAGGGGTCTGCAGAACCCCTTTAAAAACGTGTGGTTTTTAAGAATTAATCTACTGTTGCAAGCATTTCCACATGGGTTGCTTCCATTCGTTCGTAATCTGTTTTTATTTGAGCTGCTTCTGCATCCCAGTCTGAACGTCTGTTAGTGAAGTAATCCCATTGAGCCCATGATGCAGAACCTTCTGAATCTGATTGTTCAGTTACATCAGGGTATCTTGTTCTCCACGCAGGATAATATTCATGAGCACCTTTAAGTGTATGTGTAAGTTCATCACCTGAAGTTTCTTGAAGATTATCATACTGATTAGTTGAAGCATTCCATGTTCCAGTTCTTAATTTATAAGTTCCTTCAACACCTGTCATCCATTCCCAGCGTTTTTTTATTGTATTAATTTCTGCAAGATAAGTGTCACACTCTGCTTGTGTGAATACTCTTCCGTCTTCAATGTAGGTGTTTCCTGATGTTGCTGCCATATAAATCTCCTGTATCTCTTTATTTATATTTTTTGTAATGGTGTAGAAGATAGCTTAGAGTCTATTTTATCAATTTTCTCAGAAATTTTTTTAATATCCTCTTTATTTTGCTCTTTTTTTGCGTCCCTTAATGCGATTTTTAACTCAACCTTTTTCTGTAATTCGTTGAGTACCTCATGGGACTTTAAGTTCTTCTTCATATTACTATTTAGGACTAGACTTTGAAATCTCCATATTTACTTTCTGTCCTTCCTCTATCAAAAACTGGTGTAGAATCATCTTCTTCTATCGCAGAATCAATCAATTCTTCTTGTGCTTCTTGTTCACAATCATATAATTTCATTCTTGCACGGTCTACACCAATAACAAATCTTTTAAAGATTGTTGGGTCGTTGTATCTATTCTTTAATTGTTTAACAACCATTTGGTCTAATTCTTCCAACTCTTCTGAAGTAATCAATGCAAACATAAAGTCTGCAGTTGCAGGAAGACCAAATGATTCTGAAGTGTCTGTAAGTTCAATATCTGTTGAACCATAACCACTTCTTGTTGTTTGAGTCGCACTCATAATTGGTACGTCAAACTCTACTGCAAGTCCTCTCAACTCTTCTGCAATAGATTTAACAAGTGTATAAGAGTTCGCACCAGCACCAGGCCTGATTCTATGACTTGCACAAATGTTTAGATAATCAATAAAGATAATATCAGGTCTGAAGTCTTTCTTTAGTTCTAGTTCTTGTAACAAGTGTCTGAAGTGTCCTGTATGTGCAGATGCAGTAGGATATTCTTTTACAATTAGTTTACCTTTGGTTTTGTTTTTTAGTTTGTCAACTTTCTTACCAAATATATTTTTAGTGATTTCTCCTAGGTCTTGAATAGGAACATTCATAATATTTGCATCGATTCTCTCTGCAATCTTTTCCTCTGACATTTCTAGTGTAATGTATAAAACATTTTTGTTCATCATTAAATGACTGGACGCCATGTGACACATAAACAATGATTTACCAACACCAGTTCCTGCAAGACAAATGTTTAGAGTCTTGTTTGGTAATCCACCTTTGGTTACTTTGTTGAAGTATTCCAAATCAAATGGAATCTTTTCTTCTTCAGTATGATAAAACTCCCACCTCTCGTCTGCATCTTCTAACTGGTCGTGACCAATATGCGTATCAAATGACACGGAAAGTGCATCCTTTAAAAGTTCAGGTATATCACCTCTTGACCTTTGTGACTTCTCATCAAGAACCTCTATAGAGTCCATGACAGCGATGTAGATAGCCCTATCTTTGCACCATTTTTCTGCCTCGTCTATTAACCAATCTTGTGGGGTTTCGTCTTGATGTGAACCAATCTCCTTTACGATAGTTTTAGAGGATTTTACAACACCGTCTTGTAGACTGGTATTGTTCTCTAAGTTAATGAGAAGTGCCTCTATCGTAGGAGTTTTGGTATATTTGTCGAAGTATCCATGCACTTCTTCAAATACAGTTCGTTCATCGGTCTCGGTGAAGTACTCTGCCTTTAGAAAAGGAAGCACCTTCCGTGCAAATGAATCACTCTGAATCAGATTCTTCAGTATCGTCTGTTCTATTCTCGCTTGTTCCATACTTAAAATATCCTTGTGCGTGTTGTTCCAGTTGGTTCATTACGTCTTCTGTAAAGAACTTCTCAGGATTGTTGTTAATGGTTTTACCAAATTCAGTTTTACCATTAGGTAGTTTAACACGGGTTCCTTCTTTTGTAAAGACACCAAATGCAAGTGCCATATCAAGTAGTCCGTAATACCTATCCAACCCTTTCTCGTAAGATAATCTAACATCGACCATTCTGTTTTCGACTGTCAATCTTGACTTTGCGTTTTTACAATGAACGATATTACCAATTACCTCTGTACCCTCTTTCTCCTTTTTCTTGGATAAGAAGATAATAGAAGAAGCTGCATACTTCAATCCACTACCACCACCCATTTCTTTCTGAGGGAACATAGAACCAATCACATCATAAGTGTGATTTGTTACAACCATCGGTACTCCTGCACGACCAAGTTTAAGTGTAAGTACTCTGAATGCACCTTTAGTCACTTGAGCTCTAGTCATGTCCTTAGTCTCTTTACCGTCTGCAGTGTCTTCGATTTCTTTAGTAGTTGATAACATACCAAGTGAATCTAGAACAAAAAACATTTTTGGTCTTTTAGACTTTGGAGTTTCGATATACTTATCAAGTATGTTTATTGCTTGATTTCTGAATTGTTGAACAGTAACGACTGGAACAATCACAACCCTAGAAGAATCAATTCCTCTAGACTCAATCATGTCTTTCGATATTGCAGATTCAGATTCAAAGTAAATAACTGCAGAATCTTTATGGTCTTCTAGAAACTGTTTAACTACTCCTAGTGCGAAGTATGTTTTACCAGTTGCAGATTCACCAGCAAGTGCAGTAATTTTGTTTGAGGGAAGTCCACCGTATAGTGAACCACTTAGGAGTGCATTGAAAATGTGTGAACCAGTGTCGATAAATTCGTCAACGTCACCAGCTGCGACTCCTTCGGAAACTATATTTGCATATTCGTTTCCTGATGCCTTAATAAGGTCTTTTAATATACTTGTCATAATTTACACCTCTCATAATGTATATACTATTATACAATGATTTAGGTTATTTGGTAAGGTGTTTTTCTAGATTATTTTCAGATAATTTTTTGAGGGATTCCCCTTTATGTAATCTAACATCGATATACTTTTCTACTGTAGATTTCAGGGTATGAATTTGGATTTCTATGACAACCAAACCTGCGACTATGAGTCCTATCATAAAAATATAGAAACAGTCCATAGGGGTTATAATCATGAGACCTTATCAATCTGTTCTTGTGTAACAGTTCCCCTTCTAATTAAGATTTGTCTATTGTCTATGTGTTGTTGTTCGATTAGTTCTTTACTATCACCCGTATATTTTACTGCATGATTGTCTGTAATCATTTGGTCATTTACATTGAATTTATAACCGAACACTGGGTGTCCTTCTGCGTGGTGTACAAATAACTCACCAAGGATTCTTCCGAACTTTCCCTTATCATGTGAGACTAAAGTAATAGTATCACCTGAATTTAATAAAGATTTTAAGTGTGCTTTAGACGCTTTACCAAATAGTTTTTCAACCTTATCTCTTGTACGGCTCTCAGGTGTATCGATACCCAACATTCTTACACGTTGTTTTTTGTAAGTCATTCCGAATCCTAGGTCAATGTCTACATCAACCGTATCACCATCTACAACTTTTGTAATCTTTACTTTATATTCGTACATAGGATTATTTATACTGGTTATGTTTTCTCCATGCAGTTTTTTCTTCCCAGTTTTCTACTGCTTTTTTGATTCCTTCTTCTGCGAGGACTGAACAATGGAGTTTGATTGGAGGCAAATCAAGAGCTGTTGCAATCTCCTTATCTTTAATCTGTTTTGCTTGTTCAATCGTTTTACCTCTGAGCATTTCAACAAACATTGTTGATGATGCGATAGCAGAACCACATCCATAAGTTTTGAATTTGACATCTTCTATTGTGTCTCCGTTCATTTTTAGGTCGAGTTTCATAACATCACCACAAGCAGGTGCTCCAACCATTCCAGTTGCAACATTAGGGTCTTTTGGGTCAAACCTACCTACTGAGTGTTTTTCGGGATTTGCGAGTACAGATTCAAATCTATCTACTACTTCTTTACTGTATGCCATTATTCTATTTATCCAAAAAAACTATCTAAACTTGCAACTGGTTCAACATTCCAACCAATTAAAGTTATGATAGCTTTCAGTGGTTCAATGAATGACTTATCAAATTGTAAGTCATAATCAACATAACCATTCAACTCAAATTCTCTAGGAAGAACATTTATGAATGATATAACATTCTCATTGATAGGATTAGGAATACTAAGATAAGTGAAGTGTATCTTGTCACTATTCTTTACATTCTCATATCGTTTGTGAACGTTTTTCTTTTTAAGTAAGTGGTTGTAAAGTAATGCACCCCGAACGTGTATGGGTGTACCCTTACTGTAAATGTGTGTAGAATCTGCATATTGATTCAGGTTGTTGCAACTTCTTGGTGATGCAATCTCTTCTACAGGTAATGTTCTAAATTCTTTTCGTGCGTTTTCTACAAAGTCCCACACTTCCTGTTCAGTTCCATTCATAACAACCTGTAACACTTCAGTCAACTTCTTACGCACCCATTGTGGTGTACTGGACTTTGCAGTTTCAATACCCATCATTTTTAGTTTAGGTTCTGTAAGTCGAACACCTTCATTATCCAATACGTTTAGAATGTATCGTTTCTTTGCAGTCCAAATACCTCTATCTGCAATTACCTCACGACCCATAACCATTTTCTGTTGGAATGCGTTAGTGTAAAATGCAAGGTCTTCATATCCTTTCGTCAATACGTCAAGAATTCTATCTTGTCCTGCGTTGTTTAAGAAATCTACAATTTTAGATTTAGGTGTATCTTCAGGGAATATGTGTTTCACCATTCTATCAAAAGTAACATAAATGGAATCAGTATCCATTGCAATCACATAGTCTTCGTCTTCTGTTCCTAGTGTATCATTTAGGAATTCGTTTATAGTGTTCTCTGCAGTTTTGATAATCAGTTGTCCTGCAGTAGTAATCCCTTCTGCAAGATTTGGGTCAAAGAATGCAAAGTATTGATTTGCAAGAGCACCATAAGCTGAGTTAAGTGCAATCTTTCTGACCTGTTGATTATTGTATGCACGTTTGATAAGTGTATTCAGTTCTCTTTTACGTTTAGGGTCTTTACAATTCTCACGTTCAATCTGATACTCAATCATTTTCTTTTTCCAAAGTTTCCTTTCGTCATAGAACTTTTCCATAAGTTCGGGAAGGAAACCTTGACGGTCTCTTTTGAACTTTACACCATTAGGTGTAACAGTAACATTTTGTTCTTGGAGTTCCAACAAGTCGTGTTCACGATTCAACAACTTATCAATATTCAAAGTCATAAGGTCACCCTTAACCATTTTTTCGGGTGAGACATTGTACTGCATAATGATATGTGGATACAGTGAGTTCAAGTCAAATGACATAACCCAGTCGTGTTTACCCACGATTGGTTCTTTTACATACGCACCAACAATAGAATGGTGTTTTGTCTTTTCTAGTTTTTGTGGTGGTGTTTGAATGTTCTGTTCTTTTAGGAAGTTGTAGATTATAGTTTCCCAGTATTTTACCATTCCAAAAGTATCTGAGTAATTACACTTCGCATTGTAAGCCATGGTCATGGTCAATTCCAATAGACCAAGTTTATCCTCTAGGTCTTCAACAAGTGTAACGTCTTTTACATTGTATTCTAGATACAGGGAATAGTTGTTTTTGTAAAGTGTATGTAAACTTCCATACTGAGAATAATCAATCTTTTGTTTGTCTAGTTCGATATGTGAGATATGGTCAAGAGAATATGATTCCTGATTTACGAATGTACGTTTTTTGTACAGTTCCATATAATCAATAACATTGACACCATATAGATTGAACACCACAACTTTATTACCATAGTTGTTTGTGTAATCTCTGACATCAGACATATTCCATGGAGAAAACTTTTTGTGAGAACCCTCTCCAAATAATTTATCAACACGATTACAAAGATAGGTAATATCGAATGCATCAACATTCCAACCTGTAATTACGTCAAAACTTTCTTTTCTCCAATACTTGATGAATGCTTCGAGTAGGAATGCTTCATTCTCACATTCATGATACTCAACATCATCAGGACACTCATTCCATGGGCCAATACCAAAGGTGTGTGCGTTTTTTCTGAATGGTTTGATTGTGATTGCGTTGACTTTTTCTTCTGCAAGGGTTGGTTCGGGGAATCCGTTTTCTGACTCACACTCAATGTCAAGTGTTGCGATTTTGATTTTGTTGTAGTCCCAGTCAACGTCACCTTGGAACTTCTCTGCAATGTAAGTGTAGATATATTTGTCATATCCATGAATTTCAAATCCGTCAATCTGATTGTATTGTTCTCTGAACTTTCTTGCACCACCCATAGTGTCAAGGTTGACTGGTTCGAGTGGTCTTCCGTCAAGTGAACGGAATGCAGTGTCACCCTTCTTGGAAAGAACATAATGATTAGGTCGATATGCGACCTTCATCATGTGTTGTTTATTTCCTTGGTAACCCTTTACGAGTATTTTGTCACGAGTACGACACACATTAGTATAGAAATCCATAATATAATTATACTAAACGAAGTCTATTCTGTCAAGTGCATACTTTTGGGGTGTAGTAAATTTTTTACTGTCTGTAATTTGTCTTCTGCATCTGCGAGTTTAGAAACTTCCATTTCAAGTGCTTGAACTATCTCAGGGTGTTCACCAACACCTGCAGGTCTTTCATTATAGACTGCAATATTAGCTTTGGAAACTGCAATGTCACCTTCTAATTTTTTCTCTAATGCTCTCATTAAATCTGCCATATCATTTATTCCCTGTTGCGATTTTGTAGTTCGTTTCAAGATTTGGTCTAACCTTGAACGTGGTTACTATTTGTTTCTTTGGAACCACAAAATTATATTCTCTTGCAAACGGTAACCACGGTGCAAGATTAACTTCCATTCTATCTTCTACAACTTGTGGGATACACTGTTGTGCTTCCTCGATGAGAATAGAGTTACTAAAAAAGGATTCGGTTACCATTCCTATGATAACCTCTCCACCTAATAGTTTGACTGCCTTAATTTCTTTTGTCTTAAACACAACCCAACACTAATTCTTGAAGTTCCTTACTTCTTCGTCCTACTTGTCCAAACCATCTAGAATCTTCCATTTGTTCGGCCATTTCTTTCCAGTCTGCACTTGCAACTGCACCTAACATATTTCTAAATTTACCTAAACGATTTGCACCTAGATTAAAACACATATTAACTAGGACGTGTTGAATGTCTTCAGGAAGACTATCAAATTCTATGTTATGATTTTGACAAACATGAAGTGTTTCGTCAACGTGTTTATCGAAATCTGAATCGTAGTATGCATCTACTACTTCCTGACTTACTGGTGTTCCTGCAGGTTGTCCATGTTCAGGGTCACCTTCTTTAATTAGGTGTCCAACACCTAGTGTTAAATATCCAAGTGAATCTTCATAAATTTCTAAAACTTCACCTTCATGTCTCTTTATCTGTTCCATCAATACTTGTTTGTTCATTCTTTTCTCTCTCCGCTTGGTGTTCGATGAGTTCTACAAGTATATCACCCATCAGTGTGTTTAATTCCTCATTATTTAGGAGTTCTTGAATTACTTCCTCACTCGCATCTTGTTCATGAGGAACTCTTCTAATTGTCCTTTGAAAATTAAGATGTGGACGACCTGTTTCCATTTGCACTTTACCATATTGATACACTAGACCATCGAATTGACCACCTAATATTTCTATTCCTGCAGTCTTATCATTAGGATTTTCTACAACTCTGTAGACTCCCTCGATAAACATTTTCCTAGTCTCTGTCATGACAAAATGCGATATGGTTTTTACTATATCGTCCTAATCTCTTATATTGTTCAAATACATTACTGAATGAATGTTTCAATCCTTTATAGTAATGTTCATAATTCCTTTGAGTTACAAATGCGTTGAATACAATGTAACCCTTGTTAATCTTATTTAGGTTATCATAAAATTGAGTTGATTTGAATTGTTCAGGTGTTCCACTCGGCCCAAATATATCTACAAAAATGTAATCATACTGCGTGGTGCAGGTTTCTACGAATTCAAATGCATCACCAACAACGTGAGTAATTCTATCGTCATTGGGCATATGGAAATAAGTTTCACCTATATTTTTTAAATCAAATATATCAACTGCAGTTATATTCATTTGTGTATTCCTATACAAATAGGAAGGAATTACTCCACCACCAGTTCCCAAAACTAATGCACGTTGCGTTATTGTAG